ATCGGTCAGCGTCCGGGCGCGGGGGCGCGCGAGGCGGCCTGCGCCGCGTCGGTGGGGGTCACGGTGGCGGTGAGGGGGGACGTGCGGAGCGCGGCGGCGACGGCGGCGCCGATCTCGGCGGCGGTGGGTGGGGCGCGGCCAGCGGCGCGGGCCTCCCCGCCGAGGCGCGTGGACTGCCGCTCCCACTCGGCGCCCTCGCGCCGCTGCCGCTCGACGTCTTCCTGCGACGTGCCGCCATAGGCGCCGATCGCGGAGAGTCCCGCGGAGAGCATCGCGGGCATGCCGAACGCGGCCCCTGCGAGGCGCCCGGCGGCGCCGCGGACGCCGACGCGCGCGAGCAGCCCGCCCGCGCCGTTGCGCGCGGCGCCGAGGGCAGCGCGCACGCCGCCGCCGCCCGGGGCGAGCGCCCTGCCGACGCCGGTCCCGCTGAACCAGTTGCCGAGGCGGCTCGCGGCGGCGGGCCCGAGGATACCCGCGAGCACGCTGCCGCCCGCGCCCGCGGCGGCGGTCTTCAGCGGGTTCGCCGTCGTCCAATCCGCGAAGCGGTTGGAGAGGCGGTTGACCGCGTCGGTGTTGTTCGTCAGCGCGTTGGTGCCGGCCTCTTGCGCGCGGGTGAGGTTCGACAGGTCGTCCCCCTCGACGTCGCGCTGGTGCTCGGCGACGGTCGCGGTGTCGACCGTGGCGCCCATCATGGCGTTGACGCGCTGCGCGCCGGTCTCGCCCGTCGCCGTGCGGCCGCCGAGGAAGGCGACGAGGTCGCGCCAGTTGGCTTGGAACGACTGCGGGTTGCCGTGGCCCGACCCCGCGAGGATGTTCGCGGCGGCGCCCGCGTTGCCGCCGGTGACCTCGGCGAGCCGCGCGGAGAACGACAGCGGCGTGACGCCCTCGCGCAGCCGCATCGCGTTGCCGGTGCGGGTCGGGTCGCGCTCGAACATCTCCGCGCGGAAGCGCTGAAGTTCCTCGCGGCGCCGGCGGCCCTCCTCGTTGTTGACGTTGGCCGACGCGGCGGCGGTGTCGATGTTCGTGAGGATCTGCTCCTGCCGGCGCGGCGTGGACAGCGCGTTGTTGACGGCGGAGAGGACGTTCGCGGTGTTGCCCGCGCGGCGGCCGGTCGACGCGGCGACCTCCTGCATCGCGACGGACTCGCGGTAGGCGTTGAGCGCCGTGCGCTGCCGCTGCGCCTCGGTGGCGTTCGGCGGGAGCGCGCCGAGGCGCTGCGACATGAGGCGCGAGGCGCCCGGGAGGCCCTCGCCGATGATCTGCTCAACCTCGACGCTGCCGCGCTGCGCCGCGCCGATGGTCATGCGCACGGCCTCGTCGAGCGAGTTGCCGCGGAGGCCGGCGGCGCCGAGGCGGCCTCGCGCCGCGAGGAGCTGCCCCGGGTCGATGCCCTCGGCGTTCGCCATGCGGATCGTCGCGAGCGCGTTCGTGAGCGCCTGCCCGCGCGACGTGCCCGCGCCGGCTTCGAGCGCGGAGCCGCGGCCCTGCCCGGTCTCCAGCGCGCCCGCGACGACGTCGTAGCCGATGCCGGTCTCGCCGACGAACCGCCGCACCGCGTCCCGCGCGGACGACACGTCGCCCGCGTTGCCGCCCGAGTTGCGCACGGCGTTGCCGATCGTTCGGTCGGCCTGCGCGCGCGACTGCCGCGCGTCCTGAATGAGCCCGTGGCTCGTCGACGCGAAGTTGCCCGCGGCGCCCGCGGCGGTGGACACGCCCTGCGAGATGGTGCGCGCGACGCCGCGGCGCTCGGTCTCGGCGACGCGCTCGACGCGCTTGGCCTCCCGCTCGCGCTCGCGCTGCTCGCGCTTCGCGGCGGCGGTGCGGCGGCGCTCCTCGGTCTCGTAGGCGCGCGTGAGGCGCTCGAGCGTCTGCTGCTTGACCCGCGCCTCCTGCTCGGCGGTGAGGTTGCGCTTCGCCGCCTCGGTACGGGCGACGGTGGTCGCCTCGCGCTCGGCGCGGTCGCGGGCCTCGGCGCTCACGCGCGCCGCGCGGCGCTTCTGGTCTTCGGCGCGGATGTAGGCCAGCGCGGCGCGCTGCGCCCCGACCTCGGCCGCGCGGACGGCGCGGGCCTGCTCGACCTGCTGCTGCCGCGCGGCTCGCTGCGCCGCGGCCATCTGCTGCCGCGCCCCGCGCTCCGCCGCCGCGGCCTGACGCTGCGCGAGTCGCTCGGCGGCGGCCGCCTGACGCTGCGCCGCGCGCTCCGCCTGCTGCGCCTGCCGCTGCGAAGCCTTCTCCGCGGCCGCTGCGGCGCGCTCCGCGGCGCGCCCCGAGTTGCGGAAGGCGTCGCCGACGGCGCGCTCCGTGGCCTTCGCCTGCGCGCGGGCGTCGCCGAGCGCGCGGGAGAGCCCCGACGTGTCGCCGTCGATCTTGAGGATGGCCGAGGGGATGGCGCTACCTGCGTTGCTGCTGCGCGATGAGGGCGGCGACGGCGGTCACCGCCGCGCTCACGGCTGCGGGATCTCGACCCGGATCTCCCCGGGCTCCGTCGAGGAAGTCGCGGGCGACTCGCTCGGCGACGAGGTATCCGAGGAGCTCGGCCTCGTCAGCCTCTGCACCCGGTCGGCCAGTGAGAGCGCGATGTCGCTCAGAGAAATGACATCGAAGCGAAGCAATGAGCCCCGCTCCATCTGCCCTTTTCCCAGGGCGTCCACCACCTCCCGGAGTTCGTCCGCCGAGCGCAGCGCGCGGATCGGCGAGCGCTCAGCCTGCCACGACGAGTACTCCCGGAAGCACGCCTCCAACTCGTCCGTGAAGAACACCCCGCGCAGCGCGGCGGCGTCCTTCGCGAACGGCTCGCGGAGGTTGTCGGGGTCCATCAGCGCGCGCGCGAGGATCTGCGTCATCAGTTCGGCCTCCATGATGGAGTCGCCCTGCGACGTGATGAAGTCCTCGCGCGAGTGCCCGCCCTTCGTGGTGAGGTACTTGACGGCCTCGGCGTGCGCCTCCTCGGTCTCCTCGACGGTGATCGCGCGCACCGCGAGGCGGAGCGTGATCGTCTTGAGCGCGCCGGTGTCGTCGCAGCGCAGCACGTCGTGCGTGAAGCGCTTGCGCGGCGGGAGGAAGCCGCCGAGCAGCCGCGACAGTGGGGAGGCGCCCGAGAGCAGCGCCGAAGCGGCGTCGCTCACGCGGCGCTCGCGGTGTTGAGGAGCTTCCCGCTCACGTTGAAGTCGGTCCCGTTGGGCGACCCGACGTCCGTCATGAAGCCGGCCGTGCGGATGTCGCCCTCGATGTTGTAGGTCGTCCCCGCGTAGGTCATCGCGAAGTTCTGCGTGCCCGCCTGCACGAGCCGCTGGATGATGTCGCCTTCGATGCCCGACGCGGGCACGGCGGACGACACGTCGACGCTGACCTTCTGCGGGCCGATGGAGTGCCCCGCGCGGCCGAGTTGGAGCGTGTCCACGTCCTTGTTGCCGCTGTCGAACTTGACGTCGATCTTCGACGCTTGGAGGAGCACGCGGCCGCCGACGCTGATGTAGCCCGGCCTGCTGTACTGGATCGCCATGGTGTTGTCTCAGCCTCCGGTCACACGCTCTGGATCTGCTGCACGCGGCCGACGAGTTGCGTCAGCCACGGGGTCGGCTCGACGGGGATCGACATGTCGACGCGGCCGGGCACGAGGGCGTTCGCCTCGACGACGAGGAGCTCCGCGTTCGCGTCCACGTCGCGGATGATCCCCTGGAGCTCGTAGCCCTTGAGGTCGCCGAGGATGCCCGCGCGGATCTGCTGCGGCGTCGTCACGAGCGGCGCCTTCGGCGGGTCGCCGTTCGCGTCGTTGCTCCCGAGCTTGAAGCCCGCGTAGCGCACCGCGAGGGCGGCCTGCTCGCCGTCGGCGACGTAGTCGCACACGGTGACGTAGTTCGTGTACAGGACCGAGTAGTTCTGGAGGCCGTTCACGAGCGAGAGGCTCGTGATGCTCATGCAGAGCACGCCGTAGCCGGCGCGCGCGGTGCTCGCGGTGATCGGCACGAGGCCGTTGTTCAGCGCGCTCTCGACCTCGGTGTCGGTCGGCTGGTCGTCGACGCTGAACTGCATCGGGATCGTCGCGAGCTGCACGCCTGTCAGGTTCGCGTCGGGGTCGGTGCCCTCGCCCGGGAGCGCGTTGATGACGCCGGTGATGCTGTCGCCGATGACGCGCGCTGCGGTCACCTGCGCGGCCACCATGCACGCGGGGACGAGGCTGTTGTAGTGCCAGGCGATCTGCACCCGCGCGTTGTTCACCGTCGTCGCGAGGGTCACCGCCGTGCCGCTCGACGCGAGCGTCGCGCAGATGGCCTGCTGCCGCTTCTGCGACGTGATCGCCGCCTGCGACGCCACGAACGTCGCGATGCGCCCGATGTTGGTGGAGTCGGTGCACGCGCCCACGATGCGGCCGTACTTCGTCGGCGTGATCGCCGAGAGCGCAGCCGCGAAGCTGTCCTGCGTGGTGCCGCCCGCGAAGCGGTAGAGGTTGCCGCTCGCGGCGCCGCCCGAGAAGATGCCCGTCGTCGCGCCGGGGCTCGTGGTGCTCGAGGTCGTGATCGGCGTCTCGACGCCCGAGGACGAGACGAACGAGGCGAGCACCGTGAGGTCGTTGCCGCGCGGCCCGTTGCACTTCGCCGTCCACGTCACCGTGCCCGTGCTCGTCTGCGCGTAGTAGGGGAGCCACGTCACGGCGTTCGTCGCGGAGGCGACGGCGGTCGCGATGGTCGCGGCGGTCGAGCCCGAGGCGATCGGCACGTCGACGACCTCGCCGCACATGCGCAGGCGGATCGTGTAGTCGGCCGTCGCGGTCGTCGCGAAGGTGCAGACGACGCTCGCGTACGACCCGCCGCCCTCGGCCACGGCGATGCCGTAGACCGTCGCGTCGGGGTACTGCTCGAACACGGCGATCGCCATGTCGTGCACCTCCGACCCGAGGCCGAAGTAGGAGCCCGCGTCGTCGGCCGACGAGAAGAACTGCGGCGTCGCGTCGGCGATCGTGCCCGCGGGGAGCGCGATGGTGGGCGACGAGCCGCTGACGGCCGTCCCCATCTTGTTGCCCATGAGCAGGATGCGGATGGGCTGCGTCCCGGGGGACGTGGCGCCGCCGCCGAGCACGACGGAAAGGTAGACGCCGGGGCTCTTCCGCGACGTGGCGAAGCCGGGGACCACGATGCTCACGGGGTCACCTCCTCGACGATGAGGTCGCCGCGGCGGGCGGCGCGGCGGTAGTGGTCGGCGTCGGCGACGGTCTCGCCGCCGTCGAGCGGCTTGCCGGCGGCGTCACGGCCGGCGAAGCGCCCGGGGCGGGCGCGGCCGGCGGCGTCGACGAGCGCAACGGAGCGCCCCTCGACGGCCTGAATGCGCAGTTGCATCGCGGTCTCTCAGTGCTGGGGGTTGGGTGCGAGGCGGGGAGGTCAGGGGTTCGGGTCGGCTTCGAGGGGCACGAGCGGGTTGACACTGTCGGGGTCGTCGTAGGTGTCGACGAGGTTCAACTCGCCCACCATCGGGTTGAGCAGCGGCAGGCCTGCGGCGGGGTCGGGGTTGTCCGCCTGCGGGAGCACGCGGAGCACGGAGACGCGCGTGGTGTAGGCGTACACGACGCCGTCCTGCACGAGCTCCGGCGCGGTGCTTACGGCGCGCGGCGTGATGCTCTGGTAGGTGCCCGGCACCGCGAGCGCGTTGACCGCGCCGAGCACGGCGTCGATGAGGCGCATCGCGCCGGGGGCGTTGGCGTCGCCGCGCAGGCCCTCGTCGACTTCGCGGGGGTCTTCGACCACGACGATGACGGACCACGACGACTCGCCGCGCTCCTCCGAGTACGCCCACGTGAGGATGTCGCGCGTCGTCGTCTCCCCGTCCATGCGGAGCAGCACCGCGGGGTACTGCTCGCGGCAGACGTCGGAGAGCCCCTTGCGCGTCACCGGCCCCGCGTAGCGGGCGCAGACGGCGAACGGCGCCGAGGGCGTCGGCGGGCCCGCCACGAGCGCGGAGAGCGCCGTGTAGAAGGCGTCGTCGAGGTCGGTGAGGGTGGCGTTCGCCATCGGTCAGGGGAGGCGATCGACGGCCTCGACGATGGCCGTCTCGACGACGTGCTGCGCCCACGTCTCGCGGCGCTCCCACGCGGGCACGAGGTACGGGTACGCCGCGTTGCGCGACGTGCCCTCGTCCACGAACGAGGCGTACCGCGTGCGGGCGATCACGTCGACGCGGTAGCCGTGGCGGAGGTTGCCCGTCGCCGCGCCGTGCGTGATGCTCTTCTCGAGCCGGCCCGTGCGGTTGCGGAACGTGTGGCCGGTCTTCGCGTCGGTCTCGACGCCCTCGGCGACGTCGAGCATCGCGGGGAGCATCGCGCCGGAGATGGCCGCTTCCATGGCGTTGATCGCGTCGACGATCTCGGCCACGTCAGAAGCCCGTCGTGTCCTGCTGCGAGGCGTTGCGCACGTAGGGGTTGGTCGCCTGCCCCTGCGAGTCGACGAGGTTGTTGACCGTTGGCCGCGGGAGCGGGGCGCCCTGCGAGGAGCCCGGCGCGCGCGCGTCGCGGTCGCGGTTGAGCGACTTGAAGAACTCGCGCGCGAGCGTGCCGATGCGGGCGTACCCGCTCGTCTCGTCCGTGGCGAGGTGGCGCGACGACGCGATGGCGATCGTGAGGTTGACGCCCTGCCCGACCACGAGCGGGTCGAGCGTGTCGCCGGTCTGGTAGACGCCGTCGGGGAACGCCGCGCGCGTGAGCACGCGGATCTCGCTGTTCGCCTCCGCAATGCAGATGTCGCGGAACACGGTGTCGGGCGTGTTGCCGCCCGACTTCGCGAAGAGGCGGTTGTACGCCTGCGTCGAGAGCCGGGCGGTCACGTCCGCCGGGGTGACGATGTCGACGATCTCGGCCACGGCGCTCCCCCGAGGTCAGCGAGGCGGCATGAGCACGCGGGCGCGCTCGTAGTGGACGCCCTCGACGAGGCCCCCGCAGCCCTTCGGCGGGTTCTCCACGTCGTAGGGCACCAGCGCGCCGGGCTCGTACGTCACGCCGTCGTGCCGCAGCTTCACGAGCAGCACCGGCGACTCGGCGCCGACGGGCTGCGCGGCCGCGGTGCGCGCGGCGTCGAGGTCGGCGGAGAGCGCGGCGACCTGCGCCTCGAGCTCCGCGACGCGCGACTTGAGCGCGGCGTTCTCCTCGGCGAGCTGCCGCTTCGTGGGCTCCGCGGCGGGCGCCGCGGGGGCGAGCGGGTCCATGCTCACGAGATCACCGCGGTGAGCAGGTAGCCCGTGTTCGAACCGCCGATGACGACGTCGTCCTCGAAGGTCGAGAGCTTGATGTACTGGCCGCCCATCGCGCCGCCGAGGCGGTCGGGGATCACCTCGTTGCGGTACGCCTTGCCGCCGAAGCGGTAGGTGTACCCGAACGTCTCCGTCATGAGCGGGTCGGGGTTCGGCTCGACGCGGATGAGCGCCGCCGACTTGCCCCACACGTAGTCGGAGACGGCCGTGAGGCCCTCCTGCGCGCTGTTGTACTTCGCGCGCCCGACCACGACCTTGTCGACGCCGATGAGCTCGGCGATCGTGTCGAGCGCGACCTGCATCGGGATGGCGCCCGACGCGGTCGACGCGCGGCCCGAGATGTACGCCTTGACCGCGGGGTTGGTCATGAGCTGCGGCCACACCTGACCGCCGAGCACGAGCACGTTCGGGGTCGAGAACACCTGCTCCTTGTAGGCGAGGAGCTGCGCGATCGGGTCGCTCGACGCGGTGTCCCACCGGTCGGAGCCCGAGAGCGCCGTGGTGTTCGAGCCGTAGTTCGACGCGCCGAACACCTCGGCGGCGACGTTCACCTCGCGCGCGAGGTCCATGAACGACCGCAGGATCGCCATGTAGATCGCGGTCGACTTGAGCGCGGACGAGTCCGCGTCGTCGAGGATCTCCTGCGGGATGTAGTCGACGAGCCCGAGGGGGATGCAGTTGTAGGAGAGGGTGTTGTCGACCGTCCACTGCACCTGGTTGGGCCGCGCGCGCGAGTTCGCGATGCGGGTGTTCGCGACCGACTGCATCGCGGCCACGGGGACCTGCTGGATGTAGTTGGACAGCTTCGCCGCGTTCACCACCGGCATCACCACGTCGGCGATGTACTGGCGGTTCTGGTAGAGGACGAAGATGTTCTGGTCGATCGTCGGGATGTGCACGTCGCCGGGCGACAGGCTCATCAGGTGCGGGCGGCCCGAGCGGCCGGTGGCGTGGGCGAGCCACGACTCGTAGGCGGCGTCGAGGGTGCCGGTCGCGGCCTGCGCTTCGTTGAGCCACCGCTGCACGGTGGCGTCGCTCTGCCGGTCGTCGACGCGCGCGGTCGCCATGCGGGCGATGCGCGGGTCGCTCATCGTGGTCGCGATGCGCGACGCGTTGGTTCCGTTGGCGGCGCCGTCACCCGTGAGGAGACGAACGCCGCGGCTGAGGGGGCGGTTCATTGCTGTGGTCCTTGCGTGAGGGTGGCGGGCGATCAGCCCTGGATGCGGTTCGGCGTGACGGCGACGGTGATGTTCCCGTTCGCGGCGACGGTGTTGAGGGCGACGCCGACGACGGCGCAGTTGGTCCCGCCCGCGGGCGCGGCCGTGAGGCCCTTGCCGTTCGTCCCGGCGGCGGTGATGTAGTCGCCCGCGGTGACGCCGGAGCCCGAGTCGACCACCACGGCGGTGCCGCTCGTCACGACGTACACGGTCTCACCCGCGAGCGTGGTGTTGAGCGCCACGCCGAGGAGCGCCGTGGTCGGCGACGCGCCGCCGGGGAGGATCGCGGTGCCGTCGCCCGCACGGACGAGGCAGTTGGCGGTGGTGCCGCCGACGCCCGCGACCATCTTGAGCACGGCGCCCGAGAAGCCCGGGACGTTGCCGACGAGGATCGCCACGCGCGCGCCCGTGGTGGCGGACTCCAGCGCGACGCCGACGCGCGTCGCGTTGGCGGGCGTGGTGAGCGACTCCGAGACGACGGTGCCGGTGGCGCCGCCGATCACGACGCGGTCGCCGCGCGTGATGGTGCCCGCGGCGATGGCGGGCCACACGCCGTTGATGACGACGTCGACGGGCGAGCCCGCGGTGGCGCTCCACGGGTAGGCCGCGAGGCCCACGAACTGCTCCGACGACGAGGCGGCCGTCGGGAGCTTGACGATGTCGTTCGCGGCGCCCACGACGAGCACCGCGCCCTCGGCGACGCTCGCGCTGCTGCACGAGAAGGGGACGAGCTGCCCCGGGTTGCGGTCGGCGATTCCCATGACGATTGATCCTGTGATGTTGGGGTGGCGGTGACGGTCAGGCGCCGGCGAACGGCGCGACGAGGCGCTTGGAGAGCTCGCGGTCGGCCATCATCGCGGCCTCCGCGTGGGTCTTGGCCCTGCCCTCGCTCATGAGGCGCGAGGCGAGCGCCTCGCGGGCGGCGGAGCGCGAGGCGACGCTGTCGTCGCCGCCGGCCGCGGGCGGGTGCGGCGCGCTCGTGGCGACGTGCTCCGAGAGCAGCGCGCGGGCGGCGTCGGTGAGCGCGGGCTTCGCCGAGTCGCGCAGCGACTCCGCGGTCGGCTTCGCGGGCGGGGCGGCGGGCGCCTCGCTCATGCGCCGCGCCTTCTCGGCGGCCTCGACGCGCGCGGCGGGGAAGATCGCGTCGAACGCCTTGCGGTCGGAGAGGCAGAGCGCGGCGAGCGTCTCCTTCGCGGCCGCGTCGGCGAGGCCGGCGGCGACGACGCGGTCGGCCATCGCGGCGGCGGCGGCGCCCATGGCGGCCTTCTCGCGCTCCTGGTGCCGCACGAGCTCGGCGTACTTCTCGCCGATCGCCGCGATGAGCGCGTCCTCGGCGCCCTCGGCGGTCGGGTCGAAGTCGGCCATGCCGCACGCCTCGGCGGCGCGGCGCATCGTGGCGAACTTGCCGTAGCCGTCGCGCTTCGCGTCGGCGATGGCGGCGCCCTCGGCCTCCTTCTCGGCCTTCGCCTTCGCGTCGGCGGCGGGGCCCCCGGCGGCGCCGGCGGGCGCGGCGGCGGGCTGCATCTTCGGCAGGTCGGCGGCGCCCATCGGGGCGGCCGTCGCGCTCATGTCGTCGTTCATGGTCATCCTCGCGGCGCCCGTCGCGTCGGGGACGGAAGCCGCAGCGGCCCCCGCGCCCTCGCTCGCCGTGACGGGCGCCATGCCGTCGAGGAAGGGCTTGTTGGTGAGGGCGACGCTCGTGAGGCGCGCGCCGATCGGCTTCCCCGTCTCCTTGTCGACCGCGCCGAACTGGATCGCGGGCGAGAGGAAGCGGTAGCGCTTCGCGCGGACGTGCTCGACGGCCGCGGGGTCGACCCACTCGAAGGTCCCCCACAGCGTGCCGTCGCCGCGGTCCTCGAGGTCGGTGATCCACGCGAGCGCGGGCACGCCGTGCTGCGCCACGCTGTCGGGGAGCGTCTCGCTCGTGTGCTCGTAGTCGAGCGCGACGCAGCGGTTCTCGGTGGCGTTGAAGTTGCGCAGGATGTCCGCGAACACGCGCGCGTCGATGCGGAACGGACCCTGCGGGTGCCCGTTGAACTCGCCGAACTTCGCGATCTGGTTGCGCGTCTTCTGCCCGACGGCAGCCGTCTCGCGGCAGGTGATCTCGGCGGACTCGCCGCGGAGCGTGAGCACCTCGGCGGGCGTCGACGGCGCGGGGGCTTCCGCGGGCTTCGGCGCCTTGCGTCGAGCGGAGAGGGTGAGGTTCCTTGCGGCCATGGTCACTCGCACTGGAGGGCGGGGTCGGTCGCGGCCGTGACGATGTCCTCGCCGACCACGCGGCGGGCGTCGTCCACGGAGAGAGCGAACAGCCGCCCGTCCTCGTAGAAGGTCAGCGTCACGCCGTCGGCGACGCGCACGTCGTGAGTCGGGCTCTCGTCGCTCGCCCCGCCGAACGTGACGAAGTACATGGCGAGGCCGCCGCTCTCGGAGAGGTAGTCCGTGAGCATCGGCACACGCGCGCGGAACGCCGTCCGTGGCTCGGCGGCCGCGGGCTGCGCCACCTCGCTCGCGGTCGCAGACGCCTCGTCGGCGGCGTCCATCTGCGCGACGAGCTTCTCGCTCCATGCGTCGCCCGCGTGGCCGCCCCACAACTGCCACGACGCCCACGCGGCCGAGTCCTTCGGCTCCGCGGCGAAGCGCTGGTTGCGGGCGAAGAACCGCGCCATCTTGCGCGCCTTCGCCGCTGTGATGCGCTCGCCGCGCGCGAGGCGGCGGGCCCAAGAGACGGTGTCGTCTTCGATGCCCTCGCCCGAGGCGCCCTGCTCGTGCAGCGCGACGCCGCGCATGCACGCCTCGCGGACGCCCTGCGGCGGCACGAAGTCGATGTGGTCGTAGCGTCCGGGCATGGTCAGAGTGAGGCCGTCAGCGCAGGGGGCGCGGCGACGAGGGCGGAGGGCCCCGCGATGAGGTCGTCCGCGTGCCGCTCGTTGCAGCCCGCTGCGGTGATCTCGCCGCGCCATCCGCAGGCGCACGACGCGGGGTGAACGCAGCGCAGCGGGCCCGCGAGGCGACCGACCGTGAGCGCGTCGCCCGACACATGGAGGTCGACCGCGCCGCACTCGGGGCACGGGGCGCCGGGCGCCAGATTCGACCGCGGGACCGGGAGGAGCGTCGCGGCCGTCACTGCGTGTCCTCGGTGCCCGCGGGCCGCTCGCGGCGGTCGGGCGGTGGCGGGCGGACGTTGGGCGCCGCGCCCTGCGCTTCGCCCTCGCCGCGGTAGTCCTCGACCTTGCGCTCCGTCGGGATGCCGAGCAGCGGCGCCCCGGGCGACGGGTCGGGGAGGTTGAGCAGGTTCCGCGCGTCGGCCTGCGCGATCTCGCCCTTGAGGCTCGTGAAGATCTGAATCCGCTTCGCCACCGCGTCGAGGTCCTGCGCGGGGTCCACCGCGAACCTCATCCGCGGCACCGGCGCGCGGGAGCCGAAGTTCATGTGCACCATCGGGCGCACGAGGTCGCGCACCAGCGTCGACCCCACCGCGTTCGCGTCGGCGCGCGCAATCATGAGCTCGTTGCGCTCGTGCACCTCGCCGAGCGCGCGCGTCCCGCCGCCCTTGCTGCTCTCGCTCCCGAGCGTCCCGCCGACGACGGCCTTGGACTGCTCAGCGTTGCAGAGCCCGATGAGGTTGGAGTGCACGTCGTTGTTCGACGGCGAGCTGACGACGTCCACCTTCGTGGTGTCGGCGAAGGTCGCGGCGTTCGACGACGACATCGCGTCGAGCACCTGCTGCAACACCGCGCGGTCGTCCTCCGACGCGGGGAACCCGCCCATCGGCCCGCGGCCGGTGGCGAAGGTGCCGACGCGCAGCCCGCGCCCCGCCCACTCGGCGAAGGCGGCGAAGTCGCGCACCGCGAACCGCTTGAAGGTGCACCACCAGATCAGCAGCCGCCCGAGGCCCTCGCGCGTCGGCATGACGCCGCGCACGCGCGGGTTGTGGGCGATGAACTTGCCGGGCGGGAAGCGGTCGAGCGGGAGCCCCGGGAACATCCCGAAGGGCGAGTCCGTGTTGATGGGCTGGTAGGACGTGGGCGACGTGCCCGACGCATCCCACAGCCGCAGGCGCCAGTCGGCGGCGTACGTGAAGCGGCGCGGGTGCAGGAAGTAGAGCGCCTCGGGGACCATCCACCCGCGCTCGTCGCGCCACACAACCTCGAGCCCGACGCGACCCTGGTAGACCGCGCCCATGAGGTCGGCGACGGCGCTGCCGAAGTCGCGCGAGAGCGCGCCGAGGCTCTCGATCTCGCGCAGGCGCGCGCCGCACCACTTCGCGATCTCCTCGCCCGCGGCGCCGCTGCCCTCGGGCGGCACGAGTTCCCAATCGGCGCCCGCGACCCGGAGCTCGCGCTTCTGAAGCTCGGCGTGCATGTGCCCGTCGCGCTCGCGGGCCTCGTCGAGCAGGTCGGCGAGCATCCACAGGTAGCCGGTGTCCGCGTTCTGCAAGACGCCCGACACCGTCTGCGGCGTGAGGGTGTTGCCGTAGTGGTACTGAAAGCGGTCGTTGTACGGCGCGGGCGCGAGCCGGTTCCCGAGCGCGGCGATGGGCGCCACGTCGAGCAGGCTCCCCTCGCCGGGGACGAGGCGGAGCTGCTCGGCTGTCGACGGGGTGAGGGGCACTACCAGCCTGCGGTGCGCGGGTTGCGCGTGATCGTCGGGCGCGGGTTCGGCCCGTCCGCCGTCTTCGGCATGAGTTCGGTCAGCGCGTAGACGAGGGCGTCGATGCGGTCGGGCGAGTCGCGGTCGGCCGCGGGGTCCCACGCGGTCATCTGGTCTTCGAGCGCGGCGAGCGAACCGACGTGCGACACGCGGCCCTGCTCGTACAGCGACGACACCGGCTCCGCGCGCAGCGCCTTGCCGCGCTTCGCGTGCACCTTCGTCACCGGCAGGTTGCGCGCGACCGTGCGGAGGTTGCTCTCGACGAGGTCGCCGCCCTGGTTGACCTCCGCCACGACGCGGTCGGCCTTGTGATCGCGGTACGCGGCGACGACGCGCATGCGGGCGGAGTCGATCGCGCTGCGCTTCCACAGCGCGCCGGGGTTGTCGTCGAGGATCTCGCCGTCGAGTTCCTGCCGCCCGAGGCGCGTGCCCTCGAAGCGCGCCACGATGGCGTCGAGGAACGAGGGCGCGAGGTTGGCGGCGTTGTCTCGCGTGCGGCCTCGCGTGACGTGCGTCGTCGCGGCGGAGGTCAGCGCGCGGATGATCGGCGTCGGCCGGGGCGTCGTCGTGACGATCGCGCGGGGGTCGTCGCCGAGGCGCAGCCCGAAGAGGAGCTGGTCCCACGCATCGGGGTACCGCCACGCCGCGAGCTCGTCGGCCCACGCATAGTCGTGCTGCGGGCCGCGGAGCTGGTCGGGCTCGTCGGCGCTGTAGGTGGTGGCGACCGCGCCGTTCGGCCACGTCAGCCGACGGCGGGAGGGCTCCCACGTCGGGCGCGCGTTCGGCGGCGACGTGGCGAGGATGCCCGACTCGCCTTCGACGATCACGTCACGCACGTCGGCGGCGCTGCGGGCGACGAGGGCGATGCGGCGGGCCGTGCCCGACTCGACCTTCGCCCGCACCCACTCGGCGCCCGTGCGCGTCTTGCCCCACCCGCGGCCGGCGAGGATGAGCCACACGCGCCACGACCCGTCCGGGGGCAACTGGTCGGCGCGGGCA